CAAAGTCAAATGGTCCGTAGTCAGCTGCTAACTGTGCTATCGCTGGCTCGTCCCATGGTGTTAGCCAATAGTGTTTGCCATCCCGCCCGTTTCCCTTATGAAACTTGTTAAGCTCTGGAGCAAGTTGTGATTGGTGTTGCCTCATTCTTAATATCCATCGTCGGATTGGCCAAAACTACAAACTGGTCGCTGCGCATGTGCTTCACCTCGCCGGTGGCCTCGAGGATCACGGCAAAGATGTCGTTGAAGTAGGCGCCACCGGTTTCGACATACCACACGCTGCCGAGGCCGAGCGGGGTCTTGACGGCGACGGGGCGGGCGAACTCATGGATCATGTAAAGTTTGCCGGGGACGGTGCGGCCGCACCTTTTCAGCGCACGGGTGTCCAAACTTACGATCACCATACGGCGACCTCCCGAGTTCGATGGGGCGGCGACCGAGGATTCCTAGTCCATACCGCTCATCCGGTCTACTACGCTGCCCGACAAAAATATCGTCCGCATTCCCATGGCGTCCCATGGGCGAAACCTGTTTATTCAGGTCCATGTTGCGCATGCAAGCAGAGGCGTTGGCAGGCACAATGGAGCTACGGCTCAGGTCGCTCACGCAGGCGTATGCTCCGTCGGGAGCAGGAACGGTTCTGTTTGTCGTGCCCTCAATGACCGCAGCTAGACCCCCGTTATCCATCAAGGTCTCACGCCAAAGATGGCGGGGGTCAAAGTATGTGCAGGCGCCCCACTGGTCTTGCTCCGTGGGGCTGGGCATCCCGGTTTGCTCCGCGGGACCACACCACATGGAATCCCGGCAAGAACCCGATTGAGCCTGCAGATTTAAATTCATTTGCCGATTACTTGCTTGAGCGCCCAATACTCTGGGTTGATCAGCGCAGTGGATACGTCGTGCATTCCGCTCAAGAACAAGCACGTCCAAATAAAAATAAGCATCAGCCCGCCCAGTCGGCACATATATGTTCCAAACCGCGCGTCTCCGTCGTCGTCCTCTGGAATTTCATAGCGAAACACCAAGTAGTTCCACCCGAAAATAAGCACTGAGGTTACGGCAAAAACAAAGATAGACGTTATGCCGTAGACATAAGCCTGTTTTACCATGATACCCCACAAAAACTCCGTGGTGGTTCCAAATTTCTCCGCTAATACGCGAAGTATTCCCATGATTTGCTCGTTCATTTCGTTTGTTTGCGCTTGGCAATTTCCGCCGCCAGCGATTTAGCCTTCTTGCTCGCCTCCTTCGCCAGCAGGCGCTCACGCTTGCTCTTGAGTAGCGTGATCTGCTTGTCGATCTCGGCGATTTCCGGTGTAATAATGCTGTAGTCCGTCATACCGCCGCATCGCACTCGGCCCCGCACGCGGCATAGCCGGCGAGGTCCACCCAGTTGTCCTGTTTCGGTGCGTGTGCTTGGCGAGCGATCTTCACCAGACACATCAGCGCGGCGATGTCGCTGGCCGTGACCATCACCGGACGGCCATTCGTCCGCGACAGGTAGGCACTGAACATGGCGGCCTGCGTGCGGAAGTCCTCGGTCGGAGGACCATAGCTGTCGTTTCTGTCGCCACACACGGCGACGTTTGCTTTGGATAGGATGTATTCTGCGTGTCTCATTTGAAGGAAATTACCCACAGCCCGATCTGGGCGACGGCATAGCCGCCCCAGACAAGGGCAAGCGCGTAGCGATCTTGGCCCAACATTTCGAGGGCCACAAAGGCGTACGCAATGCCGACCGCGGCGATGAGGTAGGTGCTCATTTTTTAAGTCGTTTGATAGCCTCCCGATAAAAGAACTGCATGAGGTAGGCTTGGGTTTCTTCGTCCACGGTGCCGAGGTGCCGCATAAACCCGTTCACCGCATGGACCAGCTCATGCACCAGCGCCCCGGCGTTTTCGCCCTCGGGGTATCGCTCAAGGTGGACAAACGCTGCGTTGCCGTGACTACAGGTGTAACCAAAGCACCACTCGCCATCCTCGCCGATGTCGGGGTCGATGCGTAGCCACCGCACACACGCCCGCCTGCTCACCTCCAGCTGGGGGGTGATGCTGAACCGCACAATACAACCAAACGTGCGGTCCCTAACGGTAAACTGGCGGGCGGTGGCGGTGGACATTAGGCGGCTTTCTTGTAGCGCTGGCCGGCGTAATACAGCTCCAAGCGGGCCTTGAAGTATTCCCACTCTGGCGCGCTGCTGAACATCCACTCAATGCTGTGGTCGTCCGCGCGGTCCTTGCCGATGCGGACCACGGCGCGTCGCTGCACGATCTGGTCCTTTCGGTTCTCATTCCACAGTCGCTCGTAGGCGGCGAGCTGCAGCTTTTGCGACAGGTAGATGCCGCTGCTGGTTTTCCAGTCGAGCAGGACGATGCGGCCCTGCTTGTCTACGGATGGCGCGTCGATGGTGCCGCCAAACATGTGTTCTTCGCTGACGAGCTGCACTTCGGGTTCTAAGACGGTCAGTTCCTGCTCGTCCCAAAACGTCTTGAAGTTGCCGAAGGCGATTGTGGCTCGGACAACGTCTTCTGGCGCATACTCAGAAAGGTCTGGCACCCAGCCGTGGAAATGGCATTCGATCAAAAAATGGCAGATCGTGCCGATATCCGCAGCCTTATCCCTGACCTTGCGGAAGTCTTGTCCGGCATTGCCTAGATTCCACGCCCATGTGATGAGGTTGCTCTGGTCGTCGCCGACCTTGCAGATGGTTGATGCGCCGGGAACCTGCGAGCCATCTTTAAGCAGATACTTCTGGTGCGCGCGGGTTTTCTCGAGGCGGACGATTTTGCGTCCGTCTTCGGTGAAGCGATCCGGCTCCGCGGGCTTGGCGGGTTTCCCCGCCTTGCCCTTGGTGCTGCGTGGTGTGCGTTTGGTGGGCATAACGACTACCACTCAATGTCTTTGTCGTCCGTGCCGGTCTTGGCTGAGGCGCGCGGGGCTTCTTCCGTGTCGAAGCCGTAGGCCGCCGCGCTGCCACCATCGCCCCAAGTGACAAGTTCAAGCACCTGCACTGCCTTCGGCTGCAGCGTGATGCCAGCGCCAAGGCTGGCCGTGTACCAGCAGTAGGGGACAACGGCGACCTTGAGCTTGCTGCCACCGCCGATGTTGTCGGTGATAATTTCGCCCGCAGCGTTGAAGAGCTTCGGCGCGCGGCTGTAGGTCTCGCCGGCCTTGTCTTTGCCCATGGCCTTGACCTTGAGCTTCAACTGCACCAGCCCATCGTTGGTTTCCCACGGGAAGGCGTGGAGCTTGAGTTTGTCCTTCTTCAGCTCGCGCTTCTTCTCGTTGAGGAACTCGGTGAAGACGCCGTCCACCGCTTCAATGAAGGGCGCGGCGTCGTCTTCGGACATCTCCAAGTTGACGCTGTAAACGCCGACCTCGTCGAACTTGGTGTCAGGGCGGTTGAGGTGAGGATACCGGGCGATGCCGGCGGGTGTGGTTATGGTTTTATTCATTTGGTTGTGTTAGTTGGTTAAGAAAATCGGAGCGGCGGACGATAGTGAGGAAATCCTCGCCGCGCAGGGTGATGAGCCACTCTTCGCCGTTGCGCTTGTGGGCAACGACCGGGAAGAGCTTGGCCTTGGCATCGCGGATGGCTTGAGCCATCCAGTCGCGGATCTTCACGACCTGGCAGAATTTGACCTCAAAGTGGAAGTCTGGCAGGCACGGGCAGACCACATCCGGCGAATCCCCAAGTCCACTAAACTGCTGCCCGCGGCGGATACCGGAATCGCCGAAGGCTTCGCGCAGCTCGTCGCGCCACATGCGCTCTCCGCGGGCGCCTTTCGCGCGGCTATTCATTGAGCGCCTCCCATAGTTTCTTGCTCGGGGCAAACACATCGCTGCCGTCGTTCGTGCGTCCGCCCAGTGCGGCGTCTTGGAATCTTGTGAACCGCGGGCGCCACACCAGATTCACCTTGCCGGTCGCACCGGCGCGGTGCTTGGCGATGAGCAGCTCGGCGTCCTGTGGGTCAGGCTCCTGCTCTTGATCCACTGCGTAGTAGCACGGACGATGCACCAAACAGACCAGATCGGCGTCCTGCTCGATGCTGCCGGACTCGCGCAAGTCGCTCATTTTGGGGCGGTTGTCGCTGCGGTCCTCGGCCTTTCTGTTGACCTGGGCGGCGGCCACGACCGGGACGTTCAGCTCCATGGCCATGGCCTTGAGGCCGCGGGACACAAAGCCGACCTCGTTCTCGCGGGACTGGGCGCCGATGTGGGAAACAAGCTGTAGGTAATCGACAAAAATCGCTTTGACGCCCCAGCGCCTCACGGCCAAGCGGCTGCGTCCGCGGATGTCGAGCATGGTCAACCCGCCGCGGTCGTCCACAAACAGCGGCTCCTCGGCAAACTCGGCCGCGCGGTCGGCAATGCGTAGCTTGGTCGGGTGGTCAAGGAACCCGTTGCGCACCACTTCGATGTTGGTCTCAGCGCGTCCGAGCACCACACGCGCCGCCAGCTCGTTGGCCGGCATTTCGAGCGAGAAATACAGCACCGGAACCCCGCGCCGCGCCATGTTCTCAGCGCAGTTAAGCATGAACGCGCTCTTACCCATGGCGGGACGCCCCGCAACGATGGCCAGCTGGCCGCCGCGCAGCCCACCGGTCATGTAGTCGAACGCCTTGAATCCAGTCTCAACACCGAGCTTTTGTCCCGGGGTGCTCAGTTTTTCTAACTCCTCCAAAAGCCCCGGCACGATCGCGCTGGCCGGACGCATGGAGTCGGTCGGCTGGCCCAAGCTCAAGGACAGCACGCTCTCGCCAGCCTCCTGCAAGACGGTGTCGGCCGGCTGGGACATGTCGGAGGCCGCGGACTGCAATGCGGCGCTGGCTTCCAGTATGCGACGGCGCGCATAAAGATCGCGGAGAGTCTGCGCGTGATATTCGACCGCGGCAGGGCCGCCGGCCGACTTGGAGAGCATATCCATCAGCACTCCGGCTCCGCCGACAAACTCCAAGCGGTGGTTGGCGTCGAGCACTTGGGTGACGGCGATGACGTTTGGCACGCCACCCGTGGCGCGGATGTCGCGTATCGTCGAAAATATCTGCGCGTTGGCCGGAGTGAAAAACAACTCGGCATGCAGGCCGGCGACCTCGTCGATCATGTTCGGCTCTTGCAAAAGCGAACCCAAAACGGCGGCTTCGGTATCGGGGCTGTTGGGTATGGTGCGTTTCATTTAGGCCATGCCTCCGTCATTGTGGTCGTTGATCGCCAGCGCCATCACGGCCAGCGTCAGCAGGATTATGACACACACGACGGCGCTCATTCGCGTTCCTCCGTCGTCGCAGCTCCCCGCGGTGCTGCAGCCAGCGCTCGCAAGCGGCGTCCACGGCAATAAAATGTTCGGCAAGGTGTGGCCATTGTTCGCGTAGGGCTTGTTCGTCGTGTGGGTTCATCGGG